AACCTTGCGAGAAGCATCCTTACCTAGAAAAGAAGAAAGTGCTCTCCTATGGGCTTAGAATTAGCTCTGATGGGGTGTTAATGATACCTCTTTACGACAAACAACTAACGATTGTGGGCATCCAATATATTAATGACGATGGCTCAAAGAAGTTTCTCACTGGTTCTAAAAAAAGCGGTAGCTTTTTTATACTAGGACAAGAGATATTGAAAACCAGTGACATAATTAATTATGCAGAGGGTTACGCCACCGCTGCTAGTATCTACGCTGACTACTCACAGCCTGTGGTCGTCAGTTTTGACGCTTACAACCTATCGCCTGTCGCTGAGGTTATGTTTGAGTTCTTTAACAACAAAAAACACATATTTATCGCTGATAACGATGACAGTAAGACTGGTGAAAAGGAGGCAAGTAAAGCCTGTCAGTACATACTGAAGAACAAAGGAAATGCAGAGGTTTTGATGCCTCAGACTCAAGGAGACTACAACGACCACAAAAATGATGCACTGGAGGGCGAGCTGATACCCTCGTTACAGAAACTTGACCTACCCATCGAGTATGACTTCCAACGCAATGCTAATGGAAGGTTTCTCAACACTAAGGACAACGTGAATGGGGTTCTTAAAACCCATAGTGTTGAAGTGCGTTACAACGTCATTAAGAAACGAATGGAAATAGAGATACCCAACACTCAATTCATCGCTGACATGAAAGAGGAGGCTTCTCTGATAGAGGTAGAGGACAGATGTATCAACATGGGCATACCCCACACTAAAGTTAGAGATTATCTGAAGATACTGGCACAAGAATACAACCCAGTGGTTGAGTGGATAGACAGCAAGCCTTGGGATGGCGAACCTAGACTACAAACTTTCTTGGACAGTCTAACCACACATGAAAGTGTCCAACTAAAAGAGATGCTGATGAAAAAGTGGTTGGTCAGCTGTGTGGCAGCTGCCTATGAGGAGCAAGGAGTGGAACTGGAGGGAATACTTGTATTGCAAGGTGCTCAAGGGCTGGGTAAGACACTGTGGTTCAAACGACTGTGTGATTACGACAAAGGTTGGTTGTTAGAAGGTGCTACCCTCAACCCTAGTGACAAGGATAGTGTCAAGAGGGCTGTATCACACTGGATTGTCGAGCTGGGTGAGATTGAGAGCACATTTAAGAAGTCAGACATCGACCAGCTGAAAGCTTTTGTAACTGCAAGGACAGATGAGCTCAGACTACCTTATGACAGAGCTTTTACGACCTATCAGAGAAGGACAGCCTTTTATGCGAGTGTTAACGCTAGGGAGTTTCTGACTGATACGTCTGGGAATCGAAGATTTTGGGTACTCGCTGTCAAAGATATCAACGTCAATCATGGGGTGGACATGCAACAGATGTGGGCTGAGGTGAAAGAGACTATGTATGTGAAAGGACAGAAGAACTGGTTTCTAAGCCCTGACGAGAGAGCTATGTTGCACGAATCCAACGAAATATACAGAACTCAGTCGAGTGTCGAAGATTTATTGCTAGAACATGTCAACTTTGATAGTGACAACTTAAAACCAGTACAGATGACGAAGTTATTGAGAGACTTAGGTATTAAGCAACCTAGGATGCCTGACATCAAAGATGCTAGTCGTGTCTTACACGAAAGAGGCATAGAACCTAGACGAAGTAATGGTAAGAAGGTGTATGACCTGAGCTACACAGCGATAGAAGATGATAATGGTGGGTTCAACGCCAACTTTGGAGATGATTAGTGATTAAAGAGTGGTTCAGTATATGGTTATTCCTTCTATGTGCTGTGATATTGCTGACATTTGTTGTCATCTCCATGCCATTTGTGGCTGTACACAACATGATTCAGCGTTTTCGAGATAGGAGGCTATATGAAGAATAAAAAGACTGTTAAAGCTCTTTATGTGCACTCTGGAGTGGTCATTAGACCTGAGAGTGATAACTCTTTAGAGGAGCTTAAAGAGAAGCTCAATGAGCATGGTATTAGGGCGAGTCTGAGGGTGACATATGACACTAGATAGGAGTGCCATGAGAGAAGCTGTAAGCGATGTGACCATAGGTTTTTTCATGGCATTTCCTATCGCTTTTGTCGTCTTGTCTATCACCACTTGGTTAGAACTGAGTGTGCCAGTCACAGCTGGAGTGCAAACTCTGGTGTTCACAGTAGTGGCTTTAGTGAGGAAATACTTTGTTAGGGTACACTTCAAGTCGAAGGATGAGGTGTGGGAGAGTTTGGACAAATGAGCACAGATGTGCGTGATTGTGGTGAAGTTTGCAGTAGGAGGGTATCTGGGAGGGTGTCTGAAGCGAGAGGTACACTGCAAGGTACACTGTCAAGATTTCCTTTGTTTATAAGGCTTTCTGTCTGTTATAGGGTATTAGTGTACTATTATATATATAAATATTAATTAATTACTATGGTTATAAATAGAAAGGGGTTTATAGGGGTTGCAATTACAGAAGTGTTTAGGAGCTGTACACTACCCTAGGTACACTGTTGATATGAATAGACTCAGAGAGATACTCTTCAAGACTGATGAAGAAGACTATAAAATAACCACACACTTTGTGGTGGCTAACACTTACTTGGGAGTCGTGAGGAAGTTGAAACGCAAGAACATTGTCGCAATAATAAAAATAGATGAGGGTAATTTCATAGCTCTCACTGAGGAATAAATATGGCTGGAAGACCTAAGAAACCAAAGACACCAATTATCAGTGCTCCAACACAGTTCGAGAAAGACGAAGAGTTTGGGCTGACTGAGATGCAAGCCTCATTTGTGTGGCACTACACTGAGGGAGCTTGCTCCCAGACTGAGGCAGCTAGGAAGGCTGGCTTTGAGTTCCCAGCTGTAAGTGCGAACAAGTTACTCAGCGGTAAACATCATCCTAATGTGGTTAAGGCGATACGAGTTAAGCAAGACGAACTGGCTGAGAAGTATGCGATAACACCAGCCAAGACTGGCACGATGTTATGGAAGATAACAGAGACAGCGTTTGAAAGTGGACAGCTTAACGCAGCTGTGTCAGCTATCAAAGAGCTCAACCAACTCGCTGGTTTGTCTATCAATAGGTCACAGAATCTGAACATAAACGCTAACCTAGACAGCATGAGTAAAGACCAGATCAAGGAAAGACTGGGCAAGCTTTTGGGAGCAGAAACCTCAGATTACTCACCGAAAGATAAGTAAACATCTAACTTATTCTGGGGTGCTCTTTTAGAACTGACTTTTTTTTTCTGGAAAATTCACTTTTTACCAAAAACTCCAATGAAATCAATGACTTACAGCTATATTGTAATGTGCAATTACTTGCTAGATTGTGCAAGTATGTGAACACAGGGTCAACACTCTATCAAATCTGGTTCGTCAGATGCTCCAAAGGAACCCTATAGACTGGGTTTTTTGGGTAGACGAGTATTAGATTTGACCCCACACACCCATATATGGCAGACGCAAATATTTTTACAGTTATAACTAAGTTGAGTACACCCAATCACCAAAAAATCTCATTGCACTTTAGAAGTGCTATACTTTGCACATGACAATAGAAAACACATACGAAGACGAGCGTTTCCAAACGAATAAAAATTTTTTCAAAAAATTTCACGAAGACGTTATCGCTTCTAATCGTGTTGGTTCTGACCCAAGAATAGGTGGCAACATAACTATGTTTATATCTGGAACCAACATAGATGGTAAAGAGTATCTAATACCACTCTACAATCCTGATACTAGAGAGGTTGAAGGAACACAATATCAAGTTGAAAGAAATGGTGAAATGAAAACTATGTTTAGACCTAATCAAAAAGCCATAGACAGAGCCAGACAATATATTCAATCTGGACAAATCATTGGTTATGAAAAGCCAGATGATGCAGAATCTGATAGAGGTATATTTTATCCACAAATTACAGAAAAAAGTTAGATCGAAAAAATCCTGACCATGCCAATCAATTCAAGAACCAAAGGTGCGAGTTACGAAAGAAAGGTAGTAGGAATCCTAAACGAATTTTTTTTGCAAAATAATTTTGACGTAACCTGTAAGCGAAACCTCGACCAATATCAGACAAAGAACCTTTCTGACATAAACATTCCATTTCACTCTATCGAGTGCAAACATTACAAAGAAGGTAACTGGCTCAAACCAGAATGGTGGCGACAGGTTTGTGAATCAGCTGACAACGAAGGAACCATACCTATCCTGATTTTTAAGTTCAATCGTATTCCCACAAGAGTGGCTATACCCTTTTACGCCATAAATCCTGAATGGGAGGTAGACAATCAAAAAATGGCTATCATGTCTATGGATGACTGGTTAGATATATTGTTGAAGAATTGGTCTACATATGAGCTAATGTACAAATGAACGCCTCAAAACATGGAGTCACAGGTATGGCTCTATCCAGTGAAGAAGTACAAGCCTTCATGGATTACCTTGAGGATGCTATCCCAGTCAAAGGTAAGGTTCACAAAGATGGTAAGGAAGTAACAGACACTTCCATCAGAGATGCAGACGTTTACTACATTGAGCATGAAGCTGAAAACTTGTACGAAATCCTACAAAAAGTTGCTCAAATGGTTAATCTCTACTTCAAGTACGATCTGACTGGCATTGAGAAAGCACAGATACTCCACTACAAAGCCCCTTCTAATGGTTATACCTACCACATCGACCTAGACTCCAGCGAGAAGTCTATATCACGAAAAGTCAGTGTGACCATAGTTTTGAATGATGGCTATGAGGGTGGCGAAATATGCTTTCGTACCAGTGAGACAGGTACTTGCCAAAGACCTACAGCTGGCAATGTCGTAGCTTTCAGTAGCTTTATACCTCACAAGATCAAACCAATCACCTCTGGTGAACGCTATGCAGTCGTAGTCTGGTTTACTGGTCCTTGTTTTAGGTGATAGAATTGTGCGATGTCCATTGAAGATATTTTATTACAACAAGTACAGCGAAACGTAGACAGGGCTAAACGCACTAAAGAAACTTCTATGGAGTACGCCCCAAGTCCGGGGCAGATGGCAAACTTTGCTGGTATGTTGGCTCCCGGTGCTGGCTATGCAGACTTTTTTGGTGGATACCCATCCTCACCTGACTACAATCAACCCTACACAGAAGCTTTCTCCAACGAACCTTATCCCTCTTTTGCAGAGAATTTAAAACGTGGTGGTTTTGGTGGCTACTTTGATGCCAGTATGCAAGGATTAGGTGCAGCTGGTGATACAATCCTCGCAGCCCCATTCGTAGGTCCTCCATTAGGTGGCATGTTAAAAGGGCTAGGAGCATTTGGTGCAGTGATGCGAGCTGGCAGTAAAGCTGGTAGGGGTGGTAAAACACTAGATTCAATAAAGCAAAGTGCATCACAAAAAGGTATAGACTTATCTATCTATGAAAAAGATGGTGTTATCAACCTAAGCAAAATAGTAGTGCCTGACAAAAGGCAAGGTATAGGCACTGAAATGATGAATGAGTTAATTGATTATGCAGATGAAACAAATCAAACAATTACATTAACTCCATCTACTGACTTTGGGGGCTCTTCTGTAGGTAGACTACAAAATTTTTACAAAAATTTTGGTTTTGTTGACAACAAAGGCAAAAACAAAGATTTTGAATTTAGAGACACAATGTATAGATTGCCTCAAGTTAAAGAAACAGGCATAGCAACTCTAGGCAAACAACCTATGTTTACACCAGAAGACACTATCAATCTGGCATACACACCTGAAGGTACTTATTCACCAGCAATCAAAGACCTAATTGAAAAAGCCTCTCCAAAGCTAAGAGGTCAAGGCATAGTACAGTGGGCAAACAAGAACCTAAAACCAAAGGAACTAGAAGTTCTTGGTATAGAAGAATTTATCAAAGCCAACCCCAAAGCCACACTGAGAGAAACAGTAGAAGGTATCAGTGGCAATAAAGTAGTGGTTGGTAAAAAAGTCCTAGGTGGTGGCGAAGG